CGCCCTCCATCGAGATCGTGCGAGCCGACTTGTTGACGCCCGGCCGACCGTCCCAGTGGACCGGGTAGTAGCCCCCGTCGAAGTGCTGCACGTGGCCCTTGCCGAAGTCGATGTCGTAGCCGAGCGCTTCGACCTTGGGGAAGGGCAGGCCGGTCTTGCGCTCGTAGTCCGCCGCCTTCAGCGGGAGGAGGTTGTCCTCGAAGAACTTGTGCTCGGTCTGGATCGCCTCAAGCTCGTAGGGCTTGAGGTAGGTCCCGGCCAGCTTGAAGATCTGGCCCGGGGTCAGGTTGAACGCCTCCTGCACCTTGGCCCGCCCCGACGCCGAGCCCATCCACTTGATCAACTGCACGAGGTACTTCTTGGGAAGCTCGCCGTTGAGCGGGTCGCCGTTGGCGTCGTTGAGGCGCAGCTTCTCGGCCAGGCCCGGCAGCGGCTTGTGGAACTCGGGGTCGTTCTCCCAGATCTTCTGGGTCTCCTTCCAGGGGATGTACAAGTCCTTGAGCAGGTTGTGCTCGTTGGTCTTGGCGTCGATGAAGCCGCCGTCGATGTGCTCCTTGATCCCCGGCCCCATCTTCTTGAGGATCAGCCGAGGCGTGTCGTTGTAGGCGTCCTTCCACATCTGGGTGACGATCCAGCGGTCGGCCGCCTTGCCCGGCTGCATGTCCTTCGACTGCATGATGTCGTCGCCGGGGACGCGCGGGCCCGCCTCGCCCGGCTTGAGCCCAGCCAGGTAGCGCTGGGAGTCGTCGATCAGAGTGGTGCGGTCGGCGTCGCGAAGGGACTTCAGGGCCTCCCGCTGCGTCTTGGCGATGTGCTGGATGTTGGTGAGGGCGTTGAACACCTGCTTGGCGTCGCCCGGCGTGAGATCGTGCCAGGAGCGGTCGCCGCCCAGCAGCTTCTCGACGACCTTGCGGTCCCAGCCGCCCTCCTGGTCCATGGCGAGGTTGTTCAGCTGGCCGTTCTGCTCCACGCGATCGAGGAAGTCCTCCAGGTAGTTCCCGGGAGGCTGCTCGTCGCCGAAGCCCAGCTTGCCGTTGAGGGCGTCGAACAGCCGCCGGTAGGCCGGGTCGGCGCGGCCGATGGCGGCGCGCCAGCCGTCGGAGGTGGCTCGCTCGGCCAGCTTCGTGTACATCGCGCCGACCGAGTTCTCCCGCTCGCGCGCCGCCCGGTAGAGGTAGTGGTTGAGCAGCTGCGCCTCGGTGGCGTCGTACGCCTTGCCGTACTTCCCCTCGTTCAGCGCCTTCAGTGCCCGATCACTAGCGGCCTTGGCGGCGCGCACGTAGACGTCCGGCTTCAGGTCGCGCAGGCTCTTGTCGTTGATGATCCGCTGGGCGAAGTCCTGCCACTTCTCCGGGGTCATGGAGGAAGTGCGCGACTGGCGGACGGGATCCAGCTGGTCCTGCATCGCCCGCAGCCGCGAGAGCAGCATCGGGACGACCTTCTCGTTCTGGACCGAATCCATGATCGTCGACATCAGCTGGCGCGGGTTCTCCAGCAGATCGTTGCCGTAGGCGTTCTGGAGCTTGACCTGGGCCCACTGCTTCCGCCACTCGCCCTCGGGCAGGGCGTCGCGTAGCCCGACGAGCATCTGACGGGCGGCGTCGCCCGGCACCAGCGAGCCCTTGTAGCCGAGCGCGTTGGCGGCCATGTCGACGTCCATCGACTTGGCGGGATCGGAGGTGATGATGCGCGGGCCGAGGTCGTCGGGGTTGTAGCCCAGCGCCCGCACCTCGCTGTCGAGGAGCTTGAAGGGCTTGCCCGTCTCCGGGTCGCGCGTCATCAGGTTGCGCGGATCGTTCCTGTCCGCGCCCCACAGTTCGCCCTCGTAGAAGAAGTGGCGGGCCCGCTGCCCGGCGTCCTTCTGGATCTCGGTCTGGGCGACATGCAGCAACTGCTCGCGCTCGTTGGCGATCTGGTTGCGGACCCCGGCGTTGAGGGCGGTCTTCAGGCGCTCGCGCGAGGCCGCCTGGGCCTCCTTCTCCTTCTGCTGGAGATCGAGCTTGGCCTGCTCGTCCTTGAACTGCGGCATCCACTCCTTCGAGTTGTACAGGCCGGACTCGCTCTCGACGGACTGGATCATCGGCTCGGCGATTTCCTCCGGCTTGATCTTGACCCGCGCGACGCGGCCCTCGTCCTTGTCCTGGGGCTCGCCACTGTAAAGGCCGCCCGGGGCGAACACGGCGTCGAAGATGTCTTGGACCGTGTGGTTGGGGTTGCGCGCCTGGAGCGCCTTCACCACCCCGTAGATCTCCTTGCCCGCCTGCGGGTCGTCACCGGCCAGCGCCATGATGGCGTCGTAGGTGCCACGGTCCTCGGGGGAAAGCTTCTCGGGGTCGACGCCGATGCCCCGCTTGAGAGCCTCCTGAAACTCCTCCGAGACCTTGGCCGCCTGGGCGCGGGTGAGGACGCCGAGGTCGAGGGTGCCCTCGTTCATCGCGAGTTCGCCCAGGAACTTCGACTCGAAGACCTTGCGCATCTTCTCGACGGGGATCGGGAGCGTGGCCGCCCCCTCCCGCACCGCCTTGTCGTAGGCGTCGTAGCTGCCGTGGATCTCCTTCGCGACCTCGCGTGGGTCGAGCCCACCCTTCTCCAGTTCCTCGTTGAACCGATCGATGGGCAGGTGGAAGAAGGGATCGTTGCCAGCCGAGTTGGCGATCTCCTTCACCTGCTGCTCGTGAAGCTCGGGGTCGGTCTCGGCCGTCTTGGAGCCCATCAGCTGATCGCGCAGCTGCTCGACCCGGCTCGCCATGTTGCGGGCCCGGTACATCTTGCCCACGTCGGAGACGATGAAGTGGCCGAGCCCGAAGGCGGTCAGGGCGAGGCCGTCGGGGTTGGTGATGCCGTCGTAGAAGGCGCGGCGGACGGCGTGGTCGTCGGTCGGCTTGCCCGCCCAGGCGAGGGCCAGCTGGTCCACGGCAGCGCCAGCGGCTCCCTGCATGCCCCAGGCGACCTGGCCGGTGACGGCATCCCAGCCGCCCTTGAGGACGAGGGCCCGCATGATGTGAGGCCAGTTCTTTGCCACGAGCGCGTCGCTGACGGCGGTCGCCACGCCCTTGTTGATGATCGATTCGGCACGCGCCCCCACCGCCGTGCCAGCCGGGGACCACTCTCCGATCTTGCCGAGGACGGGCGCGGCGACCGCCGTCAGGGCGAACGCCTTCAGCGGGTCGTCCGTCGCCTCCATCGTCTTGGAGAAGACGTCCATGGCAGCGTAGCCGCGAAGGAAGGCCCCGACCCCGAGCTTGGTGCCCTTGGCGAGCCCGCCGCCCACGATGAAGTCGGCGTTGCGCCCGATCGCGGTAGCGGTCCAGTCGAGGACGTGACCGGCCCGCTCGACGTAGGTCGCGGAGTCCGTGTCGAAGAAACCGGTGTAGTTCCTGGCCCCGGTGGTGGCGGCCCGGTACCGCTCGTTCGCCGTCATCCAGCGCTTCTTGGAGTCGGCCATGGCGCCGGGCGAGTCGAGCAGAGCCTCCGGCACGCCCGCCTTGCGCAGCTTGTCGTCGATCTGCGAGGCAGCGTTGACGAAGCTGTACCCGAAGCGCGTGAACAGTTCCCGCGTGTTGTTGAGGATCGCGTCCTTGGTAGCGGAGAGCCAAGGCGGGAGGCTGAAGCGGGTGTCGGTCGAGCCGTCCGGGTTGAGGACCGTCACGTTGCCGCCGACGGCCCGGTGGATCGCGGTCAGCGAAGCCGAGTCCTGAAGCGTCTGCGAGACCGAGGTGGGGTTCTGGAGGTACTTCGCAAGGACCGGGTGCTCCTTGGCGACGATCCCCCAGGGGAAGTTCTCCGCCCCAACCTCCTTCTCGATCGCAGGGATGTTCTTGGTGATGAAGTCGAGGGTGTACTGGGGCCTGGCGATCCACAGCTGCCGCGCCTTCGCAAGCTGCTGGGCCGGGATGTCGGCGTGGGCGGCGGCGTAGCGGAGGTACTGCTCCTCCTGCTGCCGATCGAACTCGTCCGTCGCCTGGGTGGCGTAGGCGGCAATCGTGGCCTGCCCGGCGGCGTTGGGCGCCTTGTTGGCGAGCGACGCCTGGAGGGCCTGGCGCTGCTCGTCGCCCATGCCGGAGAGCGTCGTGCGCGCCGCCGCCTGCATCATCTCCTCGGCGGTGGCGTCGGCGTACTTGTCGGCGGGCTGCCCAGGCTGGGCGTCCTGGGCAGGCTGCGCGTTCGCCGCGCGGATCTCGTCGGGGGTGGCGTCCGCGTACTTGGGGTCGAGCGCCATCCTAGCCCTCCTTCTTCACAGGCACCCAACCGTTGTTGACGCTGCGGTCGCCGGACTGCTCTTGCCACACACCGTCGATCAGCCTCCGACCGTACTGCACTTCGCGGTGCGGGATCACGGTGGCGCTCTGCGGGGTGGGCCGCATGTTGGGGACGGCGCCGTTCTTGAACTGCCCCTTCAGCTTGAGTTCCTGCGCCGCCTTCATGATCTGGTCCAGCGTCTCCCGGTACCAGAGCACGTCGCTGACCTTGCCCGGCGTCTCCTTGCGCGCCTGCATGTGATCAGCCCACGCCTTCTCGGACATGAGCGTGACCCAGAGGTGCTGCGCGTGCTGGTCGGGGGCGGCCTCCTCCCAGTAGCCGTGGCCGCTCTGACCCTTGGCGTGGGTCCAGCCGGTCGCGTTGCGCACCCGCTCGTCGGTCTCGGTCTTGTAGATCTGGTAGTGGACGTCCTGCGACGTGTCGCGCTTGGCGTCCGCCTTGTACATGTTGACCGCCTCGGGCCAGAGGCCCCGGAGCGGCCCCTGCATGGCGGCCTGGAACACCTCGAAGCTGGGCCACTTCTTCGTGATCCCGCCGGGCACGTTGGAGGCGTTGATCACGGCTCCGAGCGCCGTGTAGGCGGCCGGGTCCGTCTCGCTGTCCTTGTTGAGGGCTTCCTTGAGGTTCTTCTGCTTGGCGCCGAGCGAGTTCCACAAGACGCGGAACTGCGGGTCCTTCCCGCCGTCTGCGGCGAGGATCGCCTGCCTGATGTCGCCACCATAGTTGTCGTTGACCAGCTTGAAGGCGGAGTCGTAGTTCAGCGCGACGGCGTGCTCGTGCTGGGTGAAGTGCCTGCTCAGGATCGTGTCGAAGTGCTCCCGAGCCTTGCCGATCGCCTCGCCGCTCGTGCCCGCGTTGTAAAGCTGGGTGAGCCGCTTCTCCAGATCGAAGCCCTTGGTGACCTGGCTCTCCTGGTACAGCTGCTCGCCCAGGTCCGCGCCCTCCTTGGCGGTGCGGGCGGCGGTCACCCTGTTCACGAACTTCTGCGCCTCGGCGGTGGTGAGGAGGTAGTTCGGCTTGCTGGGATCCTTGGGCGGGTCGTCCGGGTTGTAGACGATGTGGGTGCCGTCCTTGAGCGTCTTCCCCAGGAACTCGATCGCTGCGGCGTGGTTCTGCTTCTCGTCGTAGGCGTTCAGCATGTTGCCCGCCTTCGTACGGTCAGACTGCCGCATCCTCTCCCGGGCCACCTCCGCTGGCTCGCCGTCCGCGTGTGCTAGCGCGATCTTGTCGGCGGTGGAGGCGCGCTTGAGTTCCAGCGTGTCGAGGTCGTGCTCCAAGATCCCCGACACGTTGCCCGCAGCTTCGTCGTCGAGCTTGACGCCGTTGGTCGACTCCGCCTGCCGCCAGGCACGCACATGTGCGTCGGCGAAGATCCCCATCGTCTTCGCGGCGTTCTGGGCCTGGAGCCGGGTGCGGACCTCGTACGCCTTGCGCGCCAGAGGATCGCCGAGGGAGGTCTCGTACTGGGCCCGCAGCTTCTCCTGCTCCTGCTCGAACTTGACCGTCAGCGCCGTCGCTTGCTGCTGGAAGCTCTTGGTGTCTGGAGCGTTGAGCGTCCTGATCTGGTTCTCGTACGACTCGCGCAGCTTGTCGTGCGCCAGCCCGTACTTCAGTTCGCGATCCTGAGCGTCGAAGGCGGCGTTCATGTGCCGCTGATTGATCGCCTCGTCAGCCTTCTCGTGCCCGGCGGCGGTCAGGCCCGCGCCGAGGGGAGCGCCGAAGGCGGCCGGGGAAGCCTCGGGGACCCGGACCGGCTCGGGGCCCACCGACGGTGCGTCGAGTCGCGGGATGTTGTCGGCCATTTAAGCCGCCCTGTCGAAGATCGGCATGTTGAGCATGTCGTAGGCGTTCATCGTCGGAGTGTTGGCTGCGACGGGATCGACGGCAGCGTTGTAGAGGTCCGGCTTCGTGTTGTCCGGGTTGCCCACGCCCGCCCGGTAAGCCGCCATCGACGCCTGGCTGGCTCCGGTGAGGAGTGTCCCGAGGGCCTGGTTGCTGGCCTCCGTGCTGGCAAGCTGGCCTCGCACGCGGAAGCCGTACGCCTCGCGCATCCCGTTGAAGCGCGCCATGGCGGCGTCGAGCGCCGAGATCGAGCGGGTCCCGGCCGCCACAGCCACGGGCGAGCCCCGGCTCACGTCCACCCCGCCGCTGGCGTACGCGGCCGTGCCCGCTGCGACGGTGCGGGTCCCGCGCGCCTTCGCCGCGCCCTCGGCGAACTGGCCCCGGGCGATGGCGTCCCGCGCCATGATCTCGCTGGCCTGCTGGTTCCACTGCCCGCTCTGGTACTGCGAGTAGGCTTGGTAGGCCGCCCCAGCAGCCATCGCCCCGGCCCCGATCGTCCCTGCTGCCTTTGCGCCGCCCATGTCAGTCCCCTCTCAGAACGATCGCGTGGAACGTGTAGCCGTCAGCGGTCTCGGGGCCGAACGTCTCGAACCCGATCCGCTTGGCCCAGCGCAGCGCCTTCTCGTATCTGGCGTCGATCCGGTTGAACGCGAAGTTGTACCGCTTGCGGATCCATCGCACCGCCTCGCGCGAGGCCCGCATGAAGATCTTGGGGTGCCGCTCCACCTCGTAGGTGGTGAGGAGCCAAGGCACGCCCACCCCGGAGAGGAGGTCGACCGGGACCACGCCCCACATCGCCATGATCTTCTTGTCGACGCGGACGGTCCACGCCTGCGAGCCGGAGAGGGCGAGGGCGTACGCCAGCGCCTCGTAGGGCGTGTGGCCCGCCTCGGCCAGTACCTCGGCCGCGTCCTCCTCGCGCATGAACGGGGCCATCTCGGCCGCGTCTGCCAGCCTGGCGCGCCTAGTCTCCACCGATGTTGACCTCACGGGCGAGCGCAAGAATGGTGGCGGGCAGCGGGTCGGAGTGCCTGATGACGATTCGCCCATCGTGGTCGTACTTGTGGTCGATGCGGATGTGATCCAAGCCGGTGAAGGGAGCGACGCTGCCGTAGCTGTCGTTGACCTGGCGCTGCGCCCACTCCTGAAGCGTGTTGAAGTCCGGCCCGACGTAGAGCCCGCGCGTACCCACCACCTCGAAGCTGACCCGGTAGACCGCCTTGTGGTTCGACCTGATCTGCGTGTTGTCGGGGGCCAGCGGCAGCATCTCGGCGTCGGAGTTATAGGCCAGCCCCACGATCACCCAGCCGGGCCAGTTGGCAGAGCCAGGGCCGCCCAGGTCGGTCGTCATGTCGATCTGCCCGCCGGTCACCGTGTAGGGCCCGTACACGACGCCATCGGCCAGCGCCATCACCTGCATGCCTTCGAGGTGGTTGAGCCCGGTGACGATGGTGCTCTCGCCGATCCCGCCAGCCACCGCAGCGTCGAGGAAGACCCCTCGGGACGTGTCCTCAGTCGGGAGGCCCTGCGCGTCGTAGGTCGCCGGGAGGGTGCGGCTGGCGAAGCGCTCGATGTAGCGCGTGGTGACTCCCTGGCTGGTGCGGGCGACCGAGACGTACACGCCGGTCTCGGCGATGCCGTTGATCGTCTCGGGGATGCAGCACACGCTCTCGAAGGTGCCCTGCGTGGTGTGGTGGTGCCAGGCGGCCACCTCCTGCTCGCGCACGTAGGTGCAGCCGAGCAGGGTGCCGTCCTCGCGCACCGCCCAGACCAGGCTGTACGGGACCGGGGCGTAGCCCCAGTCCACGATCTTGTGGCGCTGGAAGAGGTGCTGCGCCTGGATCGTCAGGTCGTTGCCCAGGTAGCTCTGGGTGTAGAAGTCGAAGACCAGTTCCCAGATCTGCGTGCCGAGGGCCTGGACGTAGAGCCCGCTCACGCCGACCACGAGCGGGTCGAGCCAGGAGGAGCCGCGCACGTTGTTGGGCTGGGCCAGGATGCCCGCCGGGGTGGGCCTGCCACCTCCGGCCCCGCTGATCGACCAGTCCTTCTCGCTCGTCAGGGCCAGCAGCACCTTCAGCTGGATGAAGCTGCGGATCTCCTCGTAGCGCTCCGACGCGAGCGAGAAGTCGATCTCGTCGGTGTCGAGCGGCGTGTCCATCTGGTTGTAGTCGAAGTAGTGCCCGATCCGCGACCCGACGAACCGGCCCGGGTCCTTGGGCGTGTTGGCGAAGACCTTGCGCTGGCCGGAGTAGGTGACCACCGACGGCCACTCGCCCTGCCCGACCGGCGGCTGGCCCGTCTGCACGAACTTCCAAACGCAGAAGCCGCCCGGCGCGATGTGCTTCCAAGAGGTGTTGCCATCGCTGTGCGACGATCCATACGCGATCGGCGTGACGTGCTCGCTCCACAGCGCGTTGTTGGTGCCGTCGGCTGGCTCGGGGCCTGCGAAGGTCGCCTGCCACACGGCGCCGCTGAACTGGTAGTAGGCGTTGAGCACGGAGTTCAGCCCGAAGGGGAACCCGGCCGCCGGGCCGTCGAGGTAGGTGCCCGCCGTGATCGTGGGCTCGCCCTTCACCGCGATCCCGGGCTCGACGCACTCGTACATGTTGCCGAACGAGTTCATCAGCCGGAAGCCCTTCGGGTAGAAGGTTCCCAGCGCGTAGACCCCGCCCATCGGCCAGTTGTAGAACGGCGTCGGCCAGCTGGGCGGGTTCTGTGCGAAGTCAGCCCCGCCGCCGCCGTCGGCGTAATACCAGTAAAACCCCGACCCGCTGGCGATCCCGGTCTCGCCGCCCACCGTGTCGAGCAGACCCCAGGTGCCGCTCCGGCCCAGGTAGACGTTGAAGTAAGAGGGCCGCCGCGAGACCGTAAGATCCATCGACCAGGCCAGCCGGTACTTCATGGCGCCCGTCCGGTCGATCATGCGGTCAATCGTACTGACCGGCAGCGACTCGGAGCCGTCGTCGTAGACGGCGGTGACGGCGTAGCTCCACATCAGCGAGTTTGACCCGCCAGCGTTGAAGTCGAAGTTCGCGTTCGCGTCCACGGCGAAGTAGACGCACATCGGCATGGAGTGCAGGAACGACTTCACCGACGTGTCGGTCGTAAACGGCGTGAACGCGGTGGCGGCCATCGACCACTGCGTGCCGTCGAGCGTCAGCCGCTTCAGATCTTGCGGGGCGTAGTTCGGATGGACGAACGTGATCACGTCGCCGCTTTGGGCGAACTTGAGCCGGAACACGTCGGCGGCGGCGTAGGGCGTGGCGACCGCGACCGGGATTCCGCCCGACACGATCGGCAAACCGTTCTGGTAGAAGCGGAAGTACCCGGCCCCGGCCTCGATCACGAGCGCCTGGGAGTTGGAGAAGATGAACGGGATCAGCCGCACCGGGGTGGAGGGCAGGCCCCCGCCCTGGTACGCCTTCTGGATGAACTGGGTGCCCGGCCGCTTGAGCAGGGCGCCCTGCTGCGTGATCACCCAGTTCATGCACGACTTCAGGGAAGTCTGGTACTTCTTGAAGTCGCTCCGCCCGTACATGAGCGGCGAGACCTCGCCTCCAGCGAAGCTCGACTGCCGGAAGTCGGGATTGTCGCCGCGCGCCATCTAGTACCTCCCCATGATCATCTCGGAGTCGGGCGGCAGATCCTCCTGCTCCCCGGCGAAGTGGCGGGCGATGGCGAGTTCCGTCGCGGCCTGGGCCCGCCTCTCGCACATCTCTGCGATCTCGGGCTTGATGGCGAGCGGCATGGCGAAGACGGAGGCCAGGTGCCAGGCCAGCGCGTCGGTGAAGAGGGCGGAGAAGCGGCCCACGTCCTTGATCTGCGAGGTGTAGACGAGGTGGGCGCCCGCGAAGTCGCAGAGCAGAACCTTGTCGTCGCTGCTCTGCGCCGCCTCGATGGCGAAGGGCACCCGCTGGTCAGAGCGCGGAGCGCGCGGGTTCTGCCACGCCCCTTGCAGCGGCAGCGGCGACTCCAGGGGGAAGCCCCCGGCGCTGACGCTGGTGATCGTGGGAATGGTGGAGCCGCCCGGCCAGATGTACCAGGCTTCCAGCATGTCGTTGGGGCAGCGGTAGATCTTCTGCCAGCCGTCCCGCAGCGGCTCCTGGGTGTAGTCGACCTCGGCCAGGGCCGCGCGGCGAGTGGCAAACGGCCAGGGGGCCTGCATGAGCAGGGAGTCCCGCTCGTCGGCGTAGAACAGGCTCGCGACCTGAGCCTCGTCGCTCTGGTCCTCGAAGTTCTGGATGAAGCTCTTGACTCCGATCCGAGCCAACGCCTTGTTGCAGATGTCCGCCTCGCTCGTCGCCATCGCCGCGCGCTCCTTTCAGCTAGTTCGGCTCGGTGTCGGAGGGCCGCTTGCCGCGCGGGACGACCTTGACCTCGGCGGGCTTGGCGGGCTGCGTCGCCGCCTCCACCATCCGGTCGAAGGTGTCCTGGTCCTCGCTCTGCGGATCCTTCCGCTTCAGCGGCTTGACCGGCTCGGCGTGGAGGGCCGCCGCCTGGGCGTAGCCCTTGGGCAACTCCTTCCGCTTGATCTCGCGGCGGAAGAGGTGCTCCTTGTCCTTGCCGATCGTCTGGATGTGGTGCTCGATGTACTTCTCCACCAACAGGTCGAGGGTATCCTCGGCCTCCTTGTCGAGCGGGACCCACTTCAGGCTGGGCTCCTCGCTGGCGGGGAGGCTGATGACGAGCGGCTTCTCGATGCTCGCCTCGTGGAAGTAGCCGTCGGACAGGAATGCGTTCTCGGTCAGCATGTAGCGCGCCATGTGATTCTCCTTGTGAGAGGGCTCCGGGGCCCAGCGTCGGACCCCGGAGCCGAGAAGCCGACTAGTAGATCATGTCGGCGAGGTGGACTTCGGTGTCGCGCACGAGCGTGCAGCTGGCCGTGATGGACGGCCCGGTGCCGCCCGCCATGACGAGGTTGACGCGCGTGTAGCGGCAGGGGACGTGCGCCGCGATCGGGAAGGCGTAGAACGTCTGCGCCACCGGAGTGATCGTCTTGCCCGTCGTGAGTGCCAGCGGGGCCGCGAACGTGTTGTCCGAGACCGTGCCCTGGAGCGTGGCGGTGAGGGTGGCGTTGGAGACCACCGCGCCGAACGTGAGGAACACGTACATGCGATCCCCGGCGCCCAGGTTGCGGACGGCGCCGTGATCGACGTAGTTCGTGGAGACTGCGCCGGTCGTGGTGAGCACCTGCGAGTCGGAGTACATCAGCTGGTTGTCGATGAGACCCATGATCGGTACCCTTGTCCTTTCCGAGCGGTTAGCTGACGACCGACTCGCTCGTGGTGAGGGCGTCCGAGATGCGGATCGGCTGCCCGAAGTAGGAGGGGATCCGCTCGCCGCGAGGCCCGGTGATCCACTCCAGCCAGTTCGCCTGACGCTTCACCAGCTGCTTGTTCAGCATGGCGTACGTCGGGCGGTTCATGTACCACGCGAGCTTCACGCCAGCGGTGGAGAAGATCCTGGCGAGCCCGTCCTGCATGGAGAGCGCGAGATCCGCGCCCGCCGTCAGGTCGGCCTTCCAGTTCACCGTGTCGATGTTGCAGACGCGGGACAGGTAGCGGTAGTCCTTCACCGCCAGGCCCACCTTCCACTGGAAGCGGGTCACGTACGCGAGGAACTGCTTGTTGTTCTGGTCGAGCACCAGCTGCTGCCCGAGATCCTGCGTCTTGAGGCCGCCGACGCTGCCCTTCGGGTAGATGCCGAACACCGACTCCGGTCCCCAGCCGACGAGCCAGATCGAGGTCTGGTTCGCGCCCGCCGCCGCCGCGTCCGCCTTCACGAACTGGTTGGCGAAGCCGGGGGTGTGGCTGTTGTTCGAGTCGTTGTTCGACGTCGAGTTCAGCCGGGGCGTGAGGCCCGTGAACCGCTCCGGGGCGGTCGTCTGGGTCTCGTAGAGGAGGGACTGCGCCAGCTGGATGTTGAAGCCCTGGATGAACGCCTTGTCCTCGGAGAAGCGGAACGCGGCCGTGTTGCCGTTGATCTCGGCCATGTCGACATCGATCTTGGAGTAGTTCTCCAGCATGCCGATCGGCTCGTCCGTGGTGTCGGACTTGCTGACCTGCGGATCGATGCCCTGGTTCAGGCGCCGCCAGACCGGGGTCGGCAGGGCGGTGCGGAGACCGAGGCGGTGCCCGGTGGGGAGGTTGCCCTCGACGAACGCGAGGTCGTCGAGCATGGGGTTGAACTGGTTGAGGACTTCCGCCACCTGGAGGATGCCGCCTCGCGGATCGAGCCGCTTGACGACATCGACCAGCGTGGGGAACGTCGAAGCGAGACCGGCCATGTACTGCTCCTTTCCTTACTTCTGGAACATCTCGGGGGACTTGTCGTAGATCGACTGCAACCGCTGCTCCTCGGACACCTCACCCGAGGGCGGGGCGACCGAGCCCGCCGGGAGCTTGTCCTCGGCGATCTTGGTTCCGACCTGGGCGAATGCCCTGATCACCTCCTTGTGGTTGCCGAGCCCCGACTCCATGAGGAGCTTGGAAAGCTCGGGCGAACCGAACCGCTGGAGGCCCTTGCGGGCGTCGGCGAGCGTCGCGTCGAAGCTGTTGCCGAACTCCTTCTTCGACGCTTCCGCCCACCCCGTGATCGTTTCCACGCGGTCGGTCTGGGCCTTCTGAGCAGCTGCCTGCTCCAGCTTCACGTAGCCGTCGAAGAACTTCTGAGCGGCCTCTTGGCCGATCTTGTTCTCCTTGGCGAAGGTGGTGAAGCTGTCCATCATGCCCGGGTCGACCGTGTAGTCCTTCGGCACCGTGATCTTGAACTCGGCAGGTGCGCCTTCAGCGGGCTTCCCCTCGGGCGGCTTGGCGGGCTCAGGCGGTGTCAGCAGCGTCCCTTCGGGCGCTGCCGGTGCTGCTGGTGCAGCGGGTGCGGCCGGAGGAGTCCCCTCGGCCGGTGCTGCGGGCGGGGCAGCTGGAGGCGTTCCCGCCGGAGCGCCCTCGGGCGCCATCAACATCCTGATCTTCATGTGCTCTCCGGTTCGTCGTCATGAGACGGCGTGAGTGCCGCCTCGCGCAGCTTCTTGAAGTTGTCGCGCCACTCCACCTGCTCTTGGATCATCCGCACGTACTGCTCGGGATGATGGCGCTGGATCTCGGCGGCGAGCTTGAGCCCCACCTCGCGGCGCCCCTCGGCCCGGTAGATGCCGCTGTCCTGGCCCGGGTAGACGCTCTGAAGCTCACAGCGCTCGAAGACGAGATCGTAGACGAAGCGGCGCCCTGCCTCGTGGCCCATGAGCCACCTGATGTCGACCCGGCGCTGCTGCTCGACCAGCTTGTCGAGATCGCGCAGCTTCTTCTGCACCTCAGGGTCCTGCGTGAAGTCGCGCTTCCGGCTCACGGCTGGCCCCCGATCGCACCACCGCCGCCGCCGGTCGTGTTGAGGAGGCGCGACAGCACGTTGTCGCCGTTGAGGTCAGCCTGGCTCGCCACCTTGGCCGCGTCGGCGCCTTGCTGGAGCGCCGCCATCTGCTGCTGCTGCTGTTGCTGCTGCTGGCGCTGGGCCCTGATCTGCTGGACGACCTCCGCCGTGTTCATCTCGTCCACGGAGACGCCCAGCATCTCGGCGTAGTCGGTGACGATCTTGTCGAAGTTCGGGAGGTCGAGGATGTCGGGGCGCACGGCCGACAGCGACCCGATGAAGGAGGTGAAGCGCTCGATGGCGGCGGTGCCGAGAAGCTTCTGCGCCTGCGCCATGACCGAGGTGTACCTGACCCCGACCGTCCGGCCGCGCATGGTGGGCGGCGGGGGCGGGAGCTTGCCGCGCCGGGCCAGGATGCCGACGAGGCGAGTGATGAGTGGCCCCAGCACGTCGGTCTGGTCGTTCTCGACCACCGGGCCGAGGAGGATCATCTTCTCCTCGTGGCGCTCGTTGATCTCGCGGGCGGTCACCGGCTGCTTGCCGCCGTTGGGCGCGTCGTCCATCGCCTGCATCGAGTTGAAGAGGTCGACGAAGAACGTCTCGTTGATCCTGAACTCGTGCTCGCGGATGACCTGGATCGAGTTCGGCACCGCCTGCTGGGGCGGCTCGATGGCGGGCTTGAAGGCGCCCTTGGTGCCCTCCTCGTCCACGTACGTCACGTCGCCGGGCAGGAGCGAGATCTTCTGCGTGCGCAGGTTCGTCGGCCCCTTCATCGGGGGCTTCACGGTCAGATCGACCGCCGTCGCCTTGCGCCGCTCGGCCAGCTGGAGCGCCTTGCAGTCGCCCAGCACGTCCATCCCCGGCGATCCAGAGCCGTAGACGTCCTCGCCGGTCACGTACCAGCGCGCCACCATGACCGGGAACTCCTCGTACCCGGAGACGCGCAGCATGCCCTGGTAGGCGGCGTCCACCCCGTTCTTGTTGTCCTGGGTGGCCCCCTTCTCGAAGTAGCAGCTGCGGAAGGGCATGTTCTTCGCGTCGAGCTTGCCCGACTCGCGGCTCACGTTCGGCTCGATGACGTGGCACACATCGATCCACGTATCCAGCTTGCGATCCTTGAAAAGCTGCTGGACGAGTGGGGAGCAACTCCCGATCCCGAACTCGGACACCATCTGCGCCACCGTCATCCCGAACTCGCGGAAGGCGGTGTCGATCTCCTGCCGGGCGCTGCACGCCAGCATGTACTGCCCGATCGGCCAGGAGTAGGCGCGGGCGTCGGTCTTCTCGTCCTCGGCGATGAGGAAGGCCCAGGTGGCGAAGGCGGCCTGGCCCTCCCACATCTCGTGCAGCTTGCCGTAGATGTTGGACCGGGCGAGGCAGGAGTAGACCGCCTTCTCCACGCCCTCGGTCCAGCTGGCCTCCTCGTCGCTCATCCCGTCCGTGTCGAACTCGAACCAGGGGCGGGCCGGGGAGGTCATCCCGGTCTGCTTCCCGGCCCCGAGCGTGCGCACGGCGCGGGTGGGCGTGTTGTTGATGATCCGGTCGTTGCGCTTGTAGCCCTTGTTGCGGTCGCTGGTCAGGTAGCGGAAGCGACGCGGGAAGATGTAGTCGCTGATCTCCTGCCAGTGCGAGAGCCAGGTCGAGCGCTCGGCGCGCAGAAGCTCCAGCCGCTCCAGGTACTCGGTGCGCGGGGTCTGGAGAGGCGCCTTGCTCTGCTCGCCAGCGTCGGGGGCCTTGGGCGCGTACTTCGCGGCCAGAGCCATGCGCTTCGCGTTCATCTTGGCTCGGTCAGCCATGCTGGCCCTCTGTGATCAGCGCACCCTTCTTGGCGCGGTACTCCTGATCCTCGATCTCGAACTGCTTCCACATCGACTCTTCCATCTCCGGCGAGAGCATCCGGTCGCGCAGCGCATCGGCGGCCTGGGAGCCCTGCGAGCGGAGGGTCTGGATGATCTGCTTCGTCCAGGCCAGCGGGACCTCGTTGGCAGCGGCCCCGTCGATCTCGTCGAGGGTCACGTCGGGCATGCCCAGATCTTCAGCCCACGCCTGCCGATCGAGCGCATCCCGCTGCTCGTCGGACATGGTGTCCTCGTCGTCCTCCTGCGGGTCGTCGGGCTCGTCGAGGAAGGCCACGCTCGCGTCGGGGTGCTGCTGCCGGTACTGCTCGTCCTCGTCCACCCCGCCGAAGCCGCCCTTGGGCTCCTTGTCGTCGGAGGCGAGCAGGTTGGGCGCGGGCGGCGGGGCCCGCTCCGGCTCGAGCGCAGTCTTCGACCCGTCGATCTCGACCTTCCAGATCGGATTCTTGGCCGTACCGACGTTGGTGGTGCGAGACCCCACTCAGCCTCCCAGGAGCGTCTGCTGCGTGCTGGCCTTGGCCGGGGCCTGATCGCCCTGAGCGGTGGTGAGGAACGTCGACATGCGCCCCTGGAGCCCCAGCTGCTTGCGGCGCTCCATGAGGCGGGCGTTGCGCACGGCGTCGTCGGCCGGGTCGGGCGCCTTGGGCACGGTGGGCAGGCTCGGGCCGCCGTCGATGGCCCCTCCGGCCATGCCGCCCAGGCTGGCGCCCAGCGAGGCCCCCGCCATGGCACCCATCGGCCCGCCCGCGTAGGCGCCGCCGACGCCGCCGATGACGGCGCCCACCCCGGTCCCGATGTACTTGCCCGCGCCGCCCATGATCAGGCCGCCGAGCCGGTGGCGTCGACCCAGCCGCTGTTGAGCTTGTTCCGCCAGATCGGCTTGTTGAGGGTGGTGTCGAAGATCTCGAAGCCGGGCCACATGCCAGCGGTGGGCCGGTTGGCGGTGGCGCAGGCGATGATCGGATCGCCGGGCGTGGGGACGTAGCTGAACCCGGCCGCGATCATGGCGTCGGCCTGGGCCGGGTCCATGTCGGTGTAGGCCGGATTCTGGACGACCTGGCCGCCGGGGCCCTTCAGCTGGAGCTTGGTGGGGCTGGAGAACTTCATGATCGCTCCTTACGGGGTGAAGGTGCCCAGCGTGAGCACTTGCGTGCGCAGGTCGTAGAGCGAGTTGCACAGCTGGGAGTCGGCGAAGACGAGATCGAAGAGGCCCGCCCAGATGAAGTTGGTGCGGAAGCCGGAGCGCGCGCCGTTCACGGCGTCGCGCAGATCCTTGATGATCTCCTCCAGCTGCGGGTCGGCATCGACGATGTGGTAGTTCGGGTCGCCCGCCATGACGGTGGTGCGCGGGTTGGGGTTGGCGTACCCCATCAGCTGATCGCGCACGTCCATCAGGGAGCGGGTCACGCCGACGGTGGCGTCGACTGACGGGACTTCGGTCTGGTTCAGGAACACGCCGAGCATCTCAAGCCTCCGCTGCGAAGGGGTCGTACTCCGTGATGACGCGGCCGGTGCCGAGCACGCGGCGGACGTGGGCGGGCTGCTCGACCTCGGGCACCGCCAGCGGGTCGGAGTACGTCACCGCCAGCGAGTCGGCCAGGTCGGGAGAGTTGAGCCCGCGCTTCTTCATCTTCTCCTTGGACTCCAGCTTGACCTGGCCCTTGTCGTTGAACTCGATCACAGGGCCGGTCAACTCACCGACTAGCTCGGGGACCTCGGGGAGAGCCAGCTGCGACTGGC